TGCAATAGCACAAACACCACAAGCTAGTGCATTACAAACTGCATTAGGTGTTGGTACAGGTTTAGCTGGTATCTACGGTGGACTAACAGGGAAAAACCCTTTTCAACAAGTTGGTCAAGCAATAGGTGGAATTTTTAGATAATGGCTAGAACTTTAACAAGACCAATGTTTAGAAAAGGTGGCATGGCCCGAAGAGAAGAATATATGGGTGGTGGTATTAAAACTGTAAGACCTAAGTATATGGGTGGCGGAATGACAGGTATTATGTCAGGCATTGTACCTGATGCAGGGTTAGCACCTAGAACTGGTTTTCAAACAGGAGAAAGTTTTGCACAAATACAAGAAAAAAATAGAATTAAACAAGAGATACAAAACAAATCTCCTTTTTTAACTCCACAACAAATTGAAGATAGATACAATCAATACGTGCAAGGATTAGAAGATCAAACAGGAATGTTAATGGGAATCGATGAAGAGGGTCCTGGAACTTTTTTAGAAAAAGCACAAACAGATTTAGGAACCGCTAGATCTGAAGAAGGTAAAAAAGCATTTATAGCAGATCTTACTGCTAAAGAAAAAGCTAAAGAAAAAAAATTAATTGATAAAGGTGTTATTGAATCTGATAAATCTGTTTTTAAAGATACATCAGAAATACCAGATAGAGGAAGAGGAGAAACAGAAAAACCTAAAAAAACAATTACACAAAAATTAGATGATACTCCGTCAGATCAAGATACTATTAAAAGTTATATGGATATGTTTCAAGCAGCTTTAGGAGAAGATGAAGAAGATATAACTAGAGACAAATATTTACAATTAGCAAAATTTGGTGCTAACTTATTGGCTCAACCTGGTGGTGATTTAGTTGGAGCTATAGGTAAAGCAGCCGCTCCTAGTATAGAAGGAGTAGCTAAAATTTCTGCAGCTGATAGAGCAGGTAAAAGAGAAATTAATCTTGCTGCAATTAAAACTGCATTAGCTCAAATGGATCCTACGGAATTAGAAAAAAGATATGATTTTTTAAAAGGTAAGTTTCCAGAAAGATCAGATATTGAAATAGCTAATATGTTAATATCAGGAGAAACAGGTAAAGCTAGAACTCAAGAATCTAGAATAACAACAAATGCAGAATCTTTAACTAATTTAGATCCTGATAAACGTTTAATAGTTGCTAGAAGTATAGAAAAATCTGGTGTTGGTTTTGAAAAATTTAGACAACTTCCAAAAGATAAAGAAGGAAATATAAAAACAGATACAAAAGATGGATATTATTATGATGAAGACGGAACTTTGTATCAAATAGAAAAAGGTGAATTAGGAGAATTAGGAGAATAGGAGGTCTAATGTCTTACGTTGTTAAAAATAAAATCTCCTTAAAAGATTATAACCAGCGAAATACAATTAAAAACGAAGAAGAAGATGTAGGTTTTTTTGAATCTGCACTAGCTGGTGTTGCTACAGGTTTATGGAACATACCAAAAGGTTTTGTATCGTTGGGTGCAGAACTTTACGATTTAGCTGGAGATACAGATACCGCAGCAGATGTTGAAAAATGGTTTGATGATATTAATCCATTTGATGATGAAGCAGAGGCTAGAACTGTTGGTAAAATTACACAAGCACTTACACAAATAGCACCATTAGCAGTTTCTGGTTTTGCACTAGGTGCAAGAGCTGGCGCTACAGCTGCTAGAGGATTAGGTAAAAGAGCTGCTGTTCAAGAATTAAGAAAGCTAGGTGTAAAAGAAGGTCAACAATTTTCTAAAGACATTGCTCGACGAGCTATAGCTGCAAAAAGAGCTGGTAAAAGTTTTAGTTTAACTAATGCTGGTAGAAAGATAATGGGTAAAACAACAGGTGGAATTATAGGTGGAGGTCTTGGTGAAGCTATTGTTGCTGATGAAGATATTGGAACATTAGCAGATATTGCAAAAGGCACATCATTAGAACCTTATGCAATAACTATGATGGACAGAGATACATCTAAAGAAGGAAGAGATGAAGCATATCGTAGATTAAAAAATAGATTAAAGTTTGGGACAGAAGGAGCGTTGTTTAATCTTGCATTAATTGGTGCTGGTAGAGGTGTTCAAAAAATAAGAAAAGTTGATCCAAATGGTATCGAAGAATATGCTCCGGGGTTTATTGCAAGATCTGTTCAAAAGATAAGAGCCGGGTTATCACCTCAAGGAGGGGGCAGTCGTAAAACATTAGAAATGTTAAAAGGATCTGAGGATACTATTAAAGCAATAGAATTTCAAACATTAGAAGCTGCTAAAGAATTAGATAGTTTAAGTAAAGAAATAATAGAACCTATTAATCTTACATTACAAAAAGAAGCTGTTGATGGAAAGTTTACACCTTTAACTAAAGAAAAATTATTTGAATTTATTCAAGATATTTTAGAAGGTAAGGTTAATAAAAATTTTGTAGGACCAATGCCACAAAATAATAAAGATTTGTTATTAAATGCAAAGAGAGGAGAACGGGCTTTAGCTAAAATAAAAATAAGCAAAGGACAACAACAATTACTTTCTAAAGCTCCTGATATACAGAATCAAATAAAAGTTATTGATGATGAGTTAAGAACAATAAAATTATCTTCTTTAGACGATCAATCTACTTTATTAAATCAACCTAGAAGGCAAGCTTTAATAAAACAAAGAGCTAGATTACAAAATGAATTAAGAAGTATTCAACAAAATTTACAAGGCTCTGCTAAAATAAAACAAAATATTTTTAAAAGAAATGATTACCAAGTTAATGTTAGATTAAAAAAATTACAAGACACAATGAGACAAGCTAACATTGATGAAAAAACTATTAAACAATTAGAGGATAGCGTTATCAACATGCGTCTTGGAATAGATAATTTATCTAGTGTTCTTATGCAAGGAGGTAAATTATCTGATGAACAATTTAAAACATTTAGTAATGAAATAGGTGGTTATATAAATTATAGATTTAAAGCTTTTGATAAATTACCTTTATTACAAAAATATAAAGTAACTAATGAAACTAGAAAAAAAGCTTTTAATATTTTAAAAGCTAGTAAATTAAGATCATATGCATTAGATGAAAAAAATTATTTTACATCTGGACCAAATAAAGGAAGACTTATACCAGCAACAGAACAACAATTAAAAGGAACAAGATATTCTAATGAAGCTATAAATAAAGAAATTGATCAGTTTATCTCAAAACAAGGATTAGATGTTGAAGATGTAACTAGTCCTAATTTTAAAAATGGAATTAAATCTGAAACAGGAAAAGCTGCTACTCCTGATGAAATTGCTGCAGTGTCTTTAAGTCCCGACATATTAACTAGAAGAATAGCAGAACCTTGGCAAAGAGAAATATTAGGTGTTGTAAAAGATCCTACTTACACATTTCATGCAACTGCAAGTAGACAAGCTCGTTTAGCTTATGGTTTAAAATATATGGATGATCTTAATAAATCTTTTAGTGCAGGGCCAAATAAAAAAATATTTACTTATGATGAATTAGTTAAAGAATTTGGTGAAGAAGGAGCTAAAGAAGTAAGCACAGATGTTAATAAATTTAAACAAGTTAAAATAGAACAAACTCCAGAGCTAACTGGTATGTCACCATTAGAAGGTAAATATATAAGAGCACCAGAGTATGATGCTATGTTTGATGTAACAAGCAATTGGTTAAATAATTCACAAGTTGGTTTAGCATATAGATATATGCTATTAGCTCCTAAAGGCGCTGCACAAGTTGCAAAAACAATTTTATCACCTTTAACGCACGTAAGAAATTTTTTAAGTGCAACTGCTTTTGCAGCAGCAAATGGTGCAATACTTCCTAGTTTAACTGATATACAGACATTAGCACCAAAAGCTTTAGGTGGTAAAGGTGTATTAGGGGAGGCGTATCAAATGACAGCAGGTAGAGTTTTTGGAACTTTACCAAAAGAACAAGCTAAAAAATTTGCTCAATATCAAAGACTTGGAATAGTAGGGACTCAAGTAGAAGCAGGTGAGATAGCTAGACTTACAAGAGATATTGCAGGTGGAGCATCTGGTGCTAAAGCTTTAGATAAATTATCAAAACTACCGAGTGGTGTTAGAAAGACATTTGGTAAACTACAAGAGTCATATATAGCAGAAGATGATTTTTGGAAAATTACAACATTTGAGTTAGAAAGAAATAGACACTCTAGTATTTTAAATACATTAGGTATTAACAAAGCAAATTATAAATCTGTTTTAAATGAAAATTCACCTAGAGGAAATTATTTTAGTAAAAAAATAGCAAGAAAAGAAATAGCAGATGAATCTTTTGAAGGATTTTTAGATGAGTTATCTGCAAATATTGTAAGAAATCAAGTACCAAATTATGAATACATTGGTAGAACTGCTAAAGCTTTAAGACAATCTCCATTTGGAAACTTTATAGCGTTTCCATTAGAGATTATGAGAACTGGTAATAATATTATATCTCAATCAATTGATGAAATTACAAGTGGTATTCCGCAATTAAAAGCTTTAGGTTTAAGAAGATTACTAGCTTTTGGCACAACTGTTGGAGGTATCCCATATTCAATGGTAGAAATATTTAAAGCAAAACATAATGTTAGTGATGAGGAAATGGAAGCGTTAAAAAGATTTGTTCCAGAGTGGTCTAAAAATTCAACACTTCTTGTTAGAGGAAAAGATGAAAAAGGTAATTTACAATACACAGATTTTAGTTACATGAATGCTTATGATTTTTTAATTAGACCATATACAACTGTTCAGAATGCTCTTGCTCAAACAGATGCATCTAATGAGTCATTAAAAGAAGCTTTAGGTAAAGGTTTAACAGATGGTATTGTAGAAATTATGGAACCGTTTACTAGTGAGTCTATATTTATAAAAGGTTTAGTTGATAGCACAATTAGAAGAGGCATAGGCACAGATGGTAGAAGAGTTTGGAAAGAACAAGATGATCCATTAGTTAAGGTAGGTAAAGGAGTTTTACACATTGGAAAAACTTTAACTCCTGGTTCAATATCTCAATTAAAAAGACTAAGTCAAGCTGCTACTGGTAAAACAGATAAATATGGTAATTTATATAATTTAGAAGATGAACTTCCTGGTTTATACGGTGGTAGAATTATAAGTTCAGATCCAGAAAAAGCATTAACTTTTATGACAACAAGATTTTTAAGTGATTTAAGAGATTCTAATAATTTATTTACTGCACCTTTATTAAGAGGTGGACGAGTAGATAAAAAAGATATTATTAATTCTTATAAATATTCACAAGCACAACGATTTGCAACCTTAAAAGATATGTATAAAAATATAGATGCAGCTAGAAAATTAGGTCTTTCAAATGCAAAAATAGCTAATAAAGTAAAAAGAAAAGGTTTAAAAAAAGAAGTTTTTGAAGATTTAATGAGAGGTAAATATACTCCATCTAGACCAAATGATTTTTTTATAAAAAGAATTGCAGAAATAAATAGAGATTTAAACAAAAAAGAAGGTGTTAATCTTCGTAATCCATATTTAGAAGCTATGTCTGATTTAAATAATATTATACGAGATAATAGAAATGTTAGTTTATCTGATGGTGAGATTAAATTTTTTGAAGATGTAGAGCCGGTAGAAGTAACTCCTATATCAGCACTACAATCCAACACTAACCCTGTAGTAAACAGTAAGATAGAACCAAGCAGCCCACAGCTAGCAGCAAGCGGCATGAATCAAGCTTTAACTAAACCTTTTGATCAATTATCAAGCATAGAAAAGGAACAAATATTATTTAACAGAGCATAGAAATAAGGTATAAAATATTATGGACGAAGATGAAATTTTAAACGCGCGACAGGTAGCAGAACAAAATCCAGAGCTTGATGCAACTAGAAGACAGTTGTTTGGTGAGAACTATCTTGATGATATTGAGCAAGGAACAGGTATCGCACAATACTATACAGGTTTTGGTGAAATGCCCGCGTTAAATTATACACCAGCTGCAGTTCAAGAAGTAGCACCTGTTGTTGATGTAACAAAACCTGTTGTTGATATAGGTAGTGGTGGAGGAGGTGGAAGTGATATAGATATTACTACACCAGATACAGGAGATGCACCTATAAATGTAGATACTCCTTTAACTCAAATGATAACAACTCCAACTGGAGATACGATGACTGTCAGAGAGGCAATGACTACAGATGATGCATATTCTTTAGACACACCAAGTTTTGATGATCAATTTCAAGATATTGAAGATATTCAACAAACATATGGAACACCTATAGATATAGGTTTTGGAGAAGGACAAGTTGATCCAGGATTAGCAGCTGGTTTAGAAGGACCAATAATTGATACTTCTCCTGTCACACCAACTATTACAGCACCATCTGGTGATGTATTTGCAATTGATGATCCATTAGCTGAAGAAAAAATAGATTTTGTACCAGAACAAACTAACGCTATCAACAACGCATTTTCTAAAGTAGGTTCAACGGCTAATGATATTATGAGAGATTTATCAGAGATACCAGGATCTGTTGTAGATTTTGTTAATAAAACTGTAGATATAGCTGGTCAAAAAATTAATGTGGGTAAAACTTTATTAGGTGCGGGAATAAATAAAATTGTAGGTGGACCTATAAGTTTAGTATTTGATGCTATAAGTTCGGTACAATCAGATCCAGTAGACGCTGCAACAAAACAAGGTTTACAAGACCAAGGTTATCAATTCGATGATATAGGTAGACTAACTACAGGACCTATGGCAGGATATGCTGTAGAATCTGCATTTGGTGATGGTATTGCAAATGCAACATTAGAAAGAATAAATGCTATTGAAAATAGAAGTGCTCCGCAAACAGAAGATAGTATAAAAAAAGTTGAAGAACTTTATGATTTTTTAGGTGACGTTACGGAAGTTAAAGCTGAAGAATTTGGGCCACAAGAAGATATCGGTGCTATATCAGGAGATATGAATACAGGTGCAGATCCGGTATCAGGAGATTTACCAGGCGGTGGAAATGTTATGGATGAATTTGGTAGTCGTGGAGATACACAAGCTACAACTGGACCAACAGTTAGTCGTTCAGATGCAGATTATGGTCAATTTGGTAGACAACAATCAGCTACAGCAGCGGGTGGAGGCGGATCATCAGGCGGCGGAGGCAAAATAGTCTGCACTATGATGAATGAGTCCTATGGATTTGGATCATTTAGAAATAAGATTTGGTTAAGACACTCAAAAAATTTAGCACCAGAATATCAAATAGGATATCACAAGATATTTTTACCACTTGTAAAATTATCTAAAAATAATAAAGTTTTAAAAACAATGTTAGAACATATAGCAGTGCATAGAACTATTGACATTCGACAAGAGTCGAGAGGCAAAGTGCATTTATTAGGTAGAGTATATAGAAAAATATTAGAACCTATTTGCTATTGGGTAGGTAAGTATGTCAAATAAAAATAGCGCATTACAAAAAATAGAATCACACGAAAAACTTTGCCGTATCATGCAAAAACAAACTCACGACCGTATTAATCAATTACAAAATCAAATAACTAGAATAGAAAGAATATTACTTGTATCTATGGGTTCTGTTATGACAGGTATGGGTGGTGTTATTGTAGTTTTAATACAAAAATTGTAGCGCTCATACGTAAGTCCTACTTTTTCCTATATCCAATCTTTTAATTCTTCACCCATTACTTGACTAGCTATATTAATTTTTTTACGCAAAGCTTTTACAATTCTTTCATCAACAGTATCTTCAGCAATAATATCTACATAAGTCATAGGTTTAGTTTGACCTATCCTATCTATTCTAGCTTCTGATTGTTGTCGTTTTTCTAAATCATAACCATTAGAATAATAAATCATAGTTGATGCAGCAGTTAACGTAATACCATAACCACCCGTTTGAGGTGTACCCACTAAAAATCTAACAGGGCTATCGGGGTTTTGTATTTCTTTAATTGCTTTTTGTCTATCTTCAACAGATGTATCTCCATAATAAGTCATTACAGAGTTATCCACACCTGTATTAAATTCTTTTTTTATGTGTTCTACGATTGTTTCTATGTCGTGCCTATAATGTGCCCAAATTACAACCTTACCGTGTACTTCGTGTAACAGATCTATTAATTCTTCTATACGATTATTTTTTAAAATTTGTGTAGTGCCATCATCAGCAGTAAAATGTCCACAAGTTATTTGATGCAATCGCATAAGTTGTGTCATAACTGTTGCAGTTGTAGCAGCTTTACCATTTAAAAATGCTAAAGCTGTTTGTTTCATCTGTGAATATACTTTCTTTTGCTCATCACTTAATTGTACAATACGTTTCATAAATGTTTTCTTGGGTAAATCTAAACAATCGTCTTTTAATACACGATATGAAAAAGGTTTTAGTTTTTCTGATAGCTCACCAAGATTACGATAACCAACAACAATTTGCACAGATCTTCCACCAAAGTTAGCTGTTCGCATTACTGCATATCTATTTTTAAAAGTATAAAAAGAACTATGGTCTAATAACCAAGGACTTAAAAAATAACATTGTGTATACAAATCTAATGGTGATTTAGTAACAGGAGAACCTGTAAGTATTCTTCTGTATTTAGAGTGTTTTGATAAACCTAATATATTTTTTGTACGTTTAGCACCAGGGTTTTTAATAGTAGTAGACTCATCAATTGCAATCAATGCATTGTGACAACTTAAAAATTTATGTGCAAAATCAACACCTTTTTTAGTAGAAAATGCTTCTACGTTCATAATTAAAACATGTAACTCTTCACCAGTTTTAAACAAAGTATCGAGTTTTTTTGCTTGAGTTTTATTAATCATAGCTTGCCACAACACCATTTTTTTATCTATATGATCTACAAGGTGTGTAGGTATTTCTGAATTATACCAGTTTTGATATACTCCTTTAGGTGCTATAATTAAAGCACCGTTAATCTTACCTTTATCATAGAGCATAGATATGTTATCTATTAATACTTTAGATTTACCTGTACCCATTTCCATAAAATAAGCATATACTTCTTTCTCCCACGACTTTTCTAACGCAGTTAATTGATGCGCGTATGGCTTGGTCTTAAATTTATAGTTAATCATTTATTACTTCTTTCTAGTTGACAAGATATCAATTTAGATTTATATTGTCAAGCATGAAAGAAAAAACATTAAACAGCGATCCAATTGTATATTTACTACAAGAAGTACCTGGTACTAAAATAGGTCGTCCTAAATATAATATTATTGGGGCACAAAAATTTGGTACAATAAAAGTTCTTCTTCGAGAAGATACTCAAATTGTTAGAAGTCCTGGACCCATAACTTATCAATTAAGAAGATTGTTAAGAGATTTTTCTGATAAAGATTTTTTACTTTTATCTGGAGATCCTAAAGTTATTGGTTTGGCAATTGCTGTTGCGTGTGATATTAACAATGGAAAGTACACAACGTTAACTTGGGACAGGCAAGAAAACTTAAAAATTTAGAAGACGAAATTTCTAATGCAGAAAAAAGTGTTTCTAAATTAAAAGAACAAGCAAAACAATTATCGCAGTTTGAAATACCGACGATGATGGAAGAAATGCATATTACAAAATTAAAGCTGAAGGATGGTGAGTCCGTAGAAATAAAAAAAATATATGGTGCATCCATACCTCAAGAAAATCAAGAGGCAGCTTTTACATGGCTTCGAAATAACGACCTAGGTGATATTATTAAAAATGATATTACCGTTACCTTTGGTCGAGGCGAAGACAACAAGGCAGCGGAATACGCTAACCTTGCACAAGGTCAGGGGTATGAACCCGTCCAGAAAATTGGCGTTCATCCTCAGACACTTAAAGCAGTAGTCAGGGAGCGTCTCGAATCTGGACGTGAGATGCCCTCTGATTTATTTAAAACTTACGCGGGTAACAGTACAAAAATCACAAGGAGATAGAAATGAGTGACGAGAAACAAGTGGCAGTTAAAAAAGAAGCGAGCTTACCTTCAACAATATTGTTTGAAGATGATGCTGCAGCGGGTTTTGAGAATGTAAAGACAACTAGTTTGGCTTTACCTATCTTAAAACTTTTACAAAATGGCTCAGGAGAAGCACAGAGACGTAATCAAAATTATGTTGAAGGTGCAGAACCTGGTATGTTTTTAAATATAGTTACAAAAAAACTATATGACGGAGCAAAAGGAATAGAAGTTATTCCTTGCCATTACAAGTTAGAATACCAAGAGTGGGCTGATTTTGGAACTGGTTCTAATAGACCAGAGAACATATATGCAGACGACTCTGAGATTCTATCAAAAACAACTAAAGATGGATCTGGTAAAGACCGATTAGATAATGGTAATTATATCTTAACTGTTGGTCAGCACTATGTATTAATTGTTGATGGAGATTCTATTGAACAAGCTTTAGTATCTATGAGTTCGTCTCAAGGTAAAATAAGCAGAGGATGGAACTCTATGATGTTGTCTATTACCTTTGAAGGTAAAAATGGACCATACAACCCATCATCTTTTAGCCACAGTTATAAATTAACTTCGATTTTAAATTCTGGTAAAGGCAATCAATGGTACGGTTATAACGTTACCAAGATTGGTCCAGTTAAAAACGAAGCTTTATACGAACGTGCTAAGAAATTTTACACTAGTTTAGCTAGCAAATAGTGTGAATAGTGGGCGGTCGATGGAGACGTAGACCGCCCATGTTTAATCAGAGAGCAACATGAAAGAGTTAAGTAAATTTATATATATTTTTCAAGGTTTAGACATCGCCCATGGTATCACTAAAAAAAGTAGTGAGGTAAATGAAAAAGGTAAGAATGAAACTAGATCTTTTACTATACATAAACCACCTATTGAAAAATTATGGCAGGATCATTTAGAAGGTAAAGATCCAGGTCTAGGTATTATTCCAATTAATAGAGATAATAAATTAAAATGGGGTTGTATAGATGTTGATATATATCCTGTAGATCACAAAGAATTTGTTAAAAAATTACAAGAAAAAAATATTAAAGCAATAGTGTTTCGTTCTAAATCCGGTGGAGCACACATATTTGTTTTTACAAAAACTTTTGTTCCAGCGATTGTAATGAGATCAAAATTAAAAATTATAGCATCAGAAATTGGTTATGCAAGAGCAGAGATATATCCTAAACAAGATACTATTAATGTTGCTAGAGGAGATACAGGAAGTTTTTTAAATTTACCATACCATAATTGTAAAGACTCAGTGCGATATGCATTTAATTCTCAAGGACTTAAAATGTCACTAGAAGAATTTTTTAATTATTACAATGAAATGGCTATGACAGAAGAAGAGTTAACTAATTTTGCAATTGTAAACGAAAAAGAAAACTTAGATTATTTTAAAGGCATGCCTCCATGTTTAGTTACTTTGTTAAGTGATGGAGTTCCAAACGGACAAAGAAATAATTGTATGTATAATGTCGGTGTTTATCTTAAAAAAAGATACACACAAAATAATGAGTGGAAAGGTCGTATGCATATATACGATGAAAAATTTATGAAACCACCATTAGGCGCTAACGAAATTGATGTATTAAAAAAATCTTTAGATAGTAAAGAGTATAGATATAAATGTAAAGATGAACCAATAGCTAGTTTTTGTAATGCAAAAAAATGTGCTACAAAACAATTTGGCATAGGTGAGGATGGTCCTACTTTAGAGATTACAGAAATTAGAAAATATGAATCTGAACCACCAATATGGTTTGTTTCATTAGATGGTCCTACAGTAGAAGTAGATGGATCAACACTTCACGATGCAGAAAAATTTTCTGTAGCGTGTATGGAACAAATTGGTAAACCTTTAATGCCTGTTCCAAAACATGCATGGCGAAAAGCTTTAATAAAATTAATGGCAAATGCTAAACCAATAGCAGCTCCAGAGTCTTCTAAAATTAGTGTACAATTAACTGAAATTTTGTCGGAGTATGTTAACAAAACTCCAGGTCGAGATAAAGAAGATATTTTAAGAGGTGTTGCTTTTACTAATAAAAATGGCATTACTATGTTTAAGTTTTCTAATTTTTGGAAGTATTTATTACGAACAAAAACTTGGGCTGATAAAACTTATCCAAAACAAAAAACATTAAGGATGTTACAACAGTTGTTTAAAGCAACAGAAACTAGTCCAAAGATAGACGGCAAAACTCATAGAGTTTTAGAAATGAATCACATTAACCTAGATAAACCATCTACAAAAAAATATGAAATGGAAAAAGAACCATGGCAGTAATTAGAAAAAAAATAATGGGTCCACCCGGTACAGGTAAAACATATAGACTTGTTAATTATTATTTAAGTAAAGAAATTAATGACTTACATACAAATTCAAAAAAAATAGCTTATGTTACTTTTAGTAAAGCTGCAGCTTTAGATGGTTCTGATAAGATTCAAAAAGTTTTTCCTGGGATTGAACTTTTATATGTATCAACGTTACACGGTATAGGAACAAAAGAATTAGCTATTAATACTAAAGAAAAATTATTAAATGGTAAGAAATGGAAACAATTTAAAAATGTATTTCCAATTTATTCTGCAGTAAATTTTGATACTTTTATAAATGAAAACGGAACTACTATACATCAAGATAAAAACTTACAAGTTATAAATTATGCTAGAGCAAAATTAATTAGTTTAGAAGAAGCATCTATACAATTAAACTATCATCAAGGTGCTGTAGATATATTTTTTGTAAAACAATTAGAAAGAGATATTGAATATTATAAAAAATCAAATGTTATGTATGAATTTTCTGACATGATTAAACTATTTGTTGAGGAAAAAAAACATCTTGCTCTCGATGCAATTTTTCTTGATGAAGCCCAAGATCTGAATCCTTTGCAATGGAATATGTTTTTTTACATTGAATCAAAATGTAAACGATCATACATTGCAGGGGATGACGATCAAACAATATATAACTTCCAAGGTGCAGACTCTAATATCTTTATAGATTTAGAAGGTGAAAGAGATGACCAAGAAAAATCTTTTAGAGTTCCAAAAGCTATACACAGAAAAGCTTTAGAAATATTGCCTTACATAAGTAAACGAGTAGATAAAAAATGGTATCCTAAAGATGAAGAAGGAGAACTTATTGAAAATTGTTTTTTAGAGGACTTAAATTTTAATAAAGGAGAATGGATGATTTTAGCAACGACTAACAAATTGTTACAAGATTTTTCAGAACACTTTTATAGAAAAGGTTTAAGAATTTTTGGTAAAGGAAACACTATTTTACCCCAAAAAACTTTGGAAGCTTATAGAACTTGGAACAAATTAAACGATGGACAATTAGCTACGGTTGAAGAAACAAAAAATATGTGGACTTATTTAAACTATAATAAAGGTCATATTAAATTTGGTTACTCTAGCGGTAAGACATTGAGTGGTGACGAATTAATATCTTTAGATATTTTAAAAAAAAATCATGGTCTACTAATTGAAGGTAGTTGGCAACAATTAAGTTTTGATGAAGATGTAAAAAAATATATAAAAAGTATTTTAAAAAGTGGTGATGATTTATCAACAGATCCAAGAATAGAACTATCCACTATACATGGAGCTAAAGGTAGAGAACGAGAAAATATTGTTTTGTGTATAGATTACGGAACAGAAACACAGTCAACAATGTTAGCACAAAAAGCAGCTGAAGATCCAGACTCTACACATAGGTTATTTTTTGTTGGAGTAACACGAGCGATGAAAAGATTATATGTTTTAGCACCATTAACAGCAAATTATTACACAATAGGAGGACAAATAATATGAAACCATACGACAAACAAATCGGAGGATCACACTATCAAAAATATAAAATTCAACCAAGCAAGTTTGTAATAGAGAATAAGTTGCTCTATCCAGAAGGGTGTGCTATAAAATATATTATAAGACATGCAGACAAAGGAAAGAAGCAAGATTTATTAAAAGCAATTCACTTTATAGAAATGATAATCGAAAGGGATTATAAATAAATGTATACTGCACAAACAGAATGGAATAGTCCTACTTCTTTTCCAGACTTAAAAGATTATAAGTATATTGCAATTGATTTAGAAACAAGAGATCCAGGATTAAAATCACGAGGTTCTGGTGCATTAATTGGAGAAGGTGAGATAGTAGGTATTGCTGTAGCTGTTGAAGGTTGGTCTGGATATTATTCTTTTGGTCATCTAGAACAAAATCATTTTGATGAAATAAGTGTTATGAGTTGGATTAAAGATGTATGTGCTTTACCTGCTACAAAATTATTTCATAATGCGATGTATGATGTTTGTTGGTTAAAAGCATACGGAGTTAAAATTAATGGACACATTGTAGATACGATGGTAATGGCAGCATTAGTTGATGAAAACAAATTTTCATACTCACTGAACAGTGTTTCATATGAATGGTTAGGTGAAGTTAAAGATGAGACAGCATTAAAAGAAGCTGCAGCTAAAGCTGGTGTTGATCCAAAAGCTGAGATGTGGAAACTACCAGATATGTTTGTTGGTGCTTATGCAGAAAAAGATGCTGAACTAACTTTAAAACTTTTTAAAAAATTATCTGTTGAGATTAAAAAACAAAATCTTACAAACGTATTTGATTTAGAAACTCAATTATTTCCTGCATTAATTGATATGAAGATTAAGGGCGTTCGAGTGGACGTTGAAAGAGCTCATAAATTGAAGCAACAATTAGCATCACAAGAAGAAAACTTGCTCCTAGAAATAAAAAAAGAAACCAACCTAGAACCTCAAATATGGGCTGCAAGAAGTATAGCCAAAGTTTTCGATAAATTAGATTTACCTTACGAAAGAACTGCAAAATCAAAAGCCCCATCCTTTACTAAAAATTTTCTTCAAGAACATAAACATCCTATTGTTAATAAAATTGCAAAAGCAAGAGAAATAAACAAAGCACATACTACATTTATTGATACAATTATCAAGTATCAGTATAAAGGTAGAATACATGCAGACATTAATCCTATTAGAGGAGAGGGTGGAGGCACGGTAACAGGTAGATTTTCATATTCGAATCCAAACCTACAACAAATTCCAGCGAGGAACAAGCAGCTAGGGCCAATGATACGATCTTTGTTTATACCAGAAGAAAAACATACTTGGGGTTGTTTTGATTACTCACAACAAGAACCAAGACTAGTTGTACACTATGCAGCATCAAGTCAAAAACTTCGTAATGAAGAAGAGGTAAAAAGAATTGTAGATGAGTTTAATAATAATGAAGTAGACTTTCATCAAACTGTAGCAGACATGGCCGACATATCTAGAACACAAGCTAAAACAATTAATCTTGGATTATTTTATGGTATGGGTAAAGCAAAATTACAAGCAGAATTAGGTTTGTCTACAAAAGATGAAGCAGAAAAGTTATTTAATAAATATCATGACCGTGTTCCTTTTGTTAAAGATTTAATGAACAACACCTCAAAAGATGGCTCAGCACTAGGTTATATTAGAACACTGCTTGGAAGAAAATGTAGGTTTGATAAATGGGAATTAAACGAATATAATCCTGGAGTTTTTAGTCCTCCTATGACTGAAGCAGAGGCAAGAGAAGCTTCTGTTAGTAAACAAAAAACAAAAGAGATAGAAAAACAAAAATACAAAATAGAATTAGGTGAGATTACAGAAGATCAAATTTTAAAAAATATAAGACCAAACATAAGAAGAGCATTTACTTACAAAGCGCTAAACAAATTAATACAAGGATCAGCAGCAGACATGACTAAACAAGCTATGTTAAATTTATATCGGGAAGGTATTGTGCCACACATACAAATACACGATGAATTAGATATTTCTGTAGAATCACCACAACAAGCTAAAAAAATTATTGAGATTATGGAAGAAGCTGTTACATTAAAAATCCCCAACAAAGTTGATTATGAATCAGGAAATAACTGGGGAGAAATAAATGGATAATTATTATGGCATATTTAAATGCAAACATACCACCAATCTATGCACAAATACGAAAGGAGTATCTATATGATCTCAAAAAACACCATGGAGAAGTTGAAGACTGTATTGTCTTCGGTATTAGCTGTATTACAGGAAGGGCTATACTTTGGCACGCAATTATGGAAAACGGTGCGGTCTTTTATCGTCTCCCAATTACGGCTTTTATTCAACGTGATTTTCAACCATCAGCTGTTCCCATTAAAAGACTTGATGAATTGGAACTTTGGAATAGCTTTAGTTATTACCCTGCTATTACTACTTATGATATCTTAAGTGGTCAGCATGGAAAATATATAGGTAAAGATAAAAAATGGCATCACGGGAATTATCTATTTACCGTTGACTTTGCACATCCAGAGAGTAATATAGTAGATACGGAACATTCCGAAATACCGCACGAACACAAGTGCGCTCACATTATTGCCCTAGAAGATGGTAATTTTGCAGCACAACCTAACAATAGAATCATATGGGATTTACCATCTTTCACAGTAAAAGATAATATTCCTGATTGGAAGGTACAAACTAACGAATGGAACGTAGAAGATACAGGAGCGTGGAAAACTGAAGATACTGATAAATTTTTCTACGAAATAGAGGAGAAAAAAAATGATTAAAGCATTTATAAGAAAATGGATTTTAAGACCAATTAAAAGAATTAAAGATAAATTTTTTAAATGATATGACTAAGTGCATTAAATGTAATCATGAATGTCATTGTGTTATGGAATTACATGCAGATGAATATGGTATATGCACTTGTGAACATTGTGAATGTGTAAGAGATGAAGATAAAACATGGGAAAACGAGGTCGAATACGACAAATGATAGGAGACAAAATGAACTATTATTTTACAGGGATATTAATTATTCTACTATGTTTACTAGCGTGGATGGGTCCAGCTTATCCAGGTTCAACACAAACAAACACATCTGGTTCTAACACAGCTATTGAAGGTGGATACACATCTACCGCAACCACAACATATCAATCTGGATCTAGTTCTAATAGCACAACAAATAGTACAACAAATTCAAACATAAGATCAGCACCACCAAGTTCTAGTGCACCATCTTATAATTCTATGACACAAGATGTTTGCGCAGTAGGTGGATCACTAGGTGTGCAGACATTTGGACTAGGAATTAGCGGCGGGAAACATTTTATAGATAAAAATTGTGAAAGATTAAAGCTAGCAAGAATACTAAATGACTTTGGTATGAAAGTTGCAGCTGTTGCAATACTTTGTCAAGATGAAAGGGTGTTTGAATCTATGATACAAGCAGGAACACCATGTCCTATAGATGGTAAGATTGGTAAAGAGGCAGAAAAATTATGGTCTAAGTATGATAATGAAAGACCAGATTATGACATATATGTAAAACGTATGAAGGCTAGAGAGAAAAAAGAAAAGAAAATAGCAAAAGATGCAGCACTAGCAGAGAAAAAAAGAATAAAAGAAGAAGCTCAAACTACAAAAGAATTTAATAAAGTAGATGAAGAAATAAAAAAAGAAGTTATACTGCCTAAGAAAAAACCTATTAACTGGAATCAACCTAAATGATAGACAAATTTATATATAAATGTTGTGGTTTTTTAGATAAGTTTACAGATTGGATGAATGGTTTATTTGCACCTAGATGCAAATGTAAAAGAAAGAAAAAAGATGCCTAGACCTGTGCGTAAATGGATAGTAAGATTAAGAATGTGGTATGCAGATATAAGGGGACATCATGGTAAACGATGGGACTATGAACCTGGAGATCATTACATGGGTAGGAAGAAAAAATAATGGCGTTAAAAATATCAGACGAAGCTAAAGTACAAATGCCAATGAAAACGGTTGCTAGTTTGATCGCGCTAGTCGCAATCGGGACTTGGGCTTTTTTTGGAGTTCAAGAAACTCTCAACAAACACAGCACACAATTAGAATTAATGCAAAAAGATTTAGAGCAAAACTCAGAGTTTAGAATTAAATATCCAAGAGGTGAGTTAGGTCAATCAAGTGGAGAAGCGGAGCTTTTTATGTTGGTGGAACATATGTCAGGATTGATTGAGTCTATGGATGAAGAACTAAAAGGTATGAGAAATAATAAAATTAATATAGATTTTTTAAAAGAACAAGTATC